CCGTAAGCCATGGTGCGAGGCTTGTGGCGCTTGCGTCGTTCCTCTTCCTTGACCTGCGCGCAGTAGGCGCGGAACTTGGCCTCGAATTCGGCCGACTTGGTCTTGTCGTACGTCTCGGCGTCGTGCTTCAGGTACGCCAGGCTCTTGACCCAGTGCAGCAGGTGCCGGCGGTGCTCCTGCGCGACTTCGAAGCCCTCGTCGAGCGGCTTGATCGGCAGGCGGAACACCATGGCCTGCAGCGTGACGGCCTCGCTGCTGTCGGGCCAGACTCGCGCCCGGTTGGCCTCCATGCCCACGATCAGCGCCCGTACCGGCCCGGTGGTGCCGTCGAAGTACATGCCGTGGTCGGCCATCTCCTCCTCGTTCATCACAGCCACCGGGCGGCCAGTGTCGGCGCGCTTGAGGCTGCGGAACTTGAGGATCGAGGGGTGCGTGTCCAGCCAGGTCGTCGAGGCGTCGACCTGCAACTGAGCCACGCAGGCGGTCGAGGCGTCGGCGATACCGTCGGTCAGGCGGCAGAACATCTTCTGCGCGTCGTCCATGTAGCCCAGGACGTCCTCGTCGCTCCACAGGAACGGCTCGACGCGGTCGTCGATCTCGCTGCGGAACAGGTCGAGAAGGTCTTTGGGCTTCACGTCATTCCTTGCGCTGGAACTCGGCCCACAGGAGGTCGCGCTCCTGGTTCGTGATGCCGAAGCCGAGGATGGTCTTCAGCGCCTTCAGGTGCGGCGCGCCGGCGGCGGTGAAGTCGTCACGACCGTTGCGCAGCGCCAGCTGCTCCATCGCGGTCACAATCAGCAGCTTGCGTTCGGCCGGGTCGGTGGGCTCGGCGCTGGGTGCCTTGGGCTCTTCGGGGATCTCGCTCTCAGGCACGCCGCCGGCAGCCAGCACCTCGTCGTACATCGACGGCGGCACATGGGTCGGGACGTCCTGCTCGAAGCGGATGGAATGGCCGGAGGTGGACGTGAGCACACGGTCCCGGCGCATGGTGAACTTCATGGCGGTCCTTGTTGTGAGGTTTGATGGAAGAGCAGGGCCCGCAGGCCCTGCTCGATCACCCGGCTTACGCCGGGATCACTTCGTCGACGGTGCCGACGGTGATGTACTCCACCGTCAGGTGCGCCTTGCCGGCGGTGCACACGTCCGCGTTCGTGATGCCGACGCGGATGTTCAGGCCGTCGGTGTTCACGAACCCCGTCGGGGTCAGCGCGGTGCGCGCCGCGGCCTTCTTGTCGGCCGAGGCCAGGTAGCGACCCGCCGAACCGGAGTCGCCCACCGTCATGGTGTACGACGCCGTGTCGAACGCGGTCTCCACCACCAGGTCGCCACCGACCACCACCGAGTTCGGCGGCAGGTTGATGACGTCCCACGACGTCGCGCTGACGTTGGTCAGACCGAAGTCGGCACTGGCGCCGGCGGTGTTGACCATGGTGTCGTTGAAGTTCCAGGTGAAGCGCGCGGTCTTGACACGCTGCGCGCCGCGGGTGGCTTTCAGAGTGGCCATTTTTCAGCCTCCTTATTGCGCCACGTAGCAGCTGATCACGCCGAAGTCTTCGACGTTGCCGCTCTCGTAGATGTTGCCGAACTTCGGCTTGAGGAAGCCGAGGATCTTGCCGACGGAGATGCCCTGCTGGTTGTCGTAGTCGAAGCCCTTCTCGTTCCACTCGGGCGCGCCGATGTCGGCCATGCCCAGCGCCTGGGCGCCGCAGAACAGAACCTGGCAGCCGTCGATCGTGCCGTCACCCCACTTGCTGCCCGAGGCCGCGCCGGAGGTGTTGAACACGTGACGGAACTCGTGCAGGTAGATGCCGTCGATCTTGACCGAGGTGCCGGTGAACAGCTCGTTGCCGTTGCCGCGCTCTTGCGAGTGCCGCAGGTTCAGCATGTAGTTGCTGTCCATCTTCAGCTTGGCCATCGCCGTCGGCGTGAGGAAGGCGTGGAACGTCTCGTCGCCGTTGCCGTCCTTGATGCCGCGGATGTACTTCTCCTTGGCGTACGCCTTCAGCTTCACGAACATCTCCCAGGTCGGGGTGTCCGCGGCCACCAGGTCGGAGGTGGCGGCGCCGGAGGTGATGAGGCCGGAGGTGGCGTCCCAGCGGGTCTTGCGGGCAGTCGACGGTGCGGCCACGTCGGCGGCGAACTCCAGGAACTGCAGGTCGCTGCCGGTGCGGGCCGCGCCGTTGTTCTTGAAGGCGTACGACACGCCCGACAGGGTCAGGAAGGCCAGCTGGTCCATGCGGTCGGCCAGCCAGTAGGCCAGCACGTCGCGCGAGTTCTTGCGGAACTCGACGATCGACTTCTGGTTGGCCATCTTGCCTTCGTGGCGGTTGGCGTGACGCAGCTGGTCGATGCGGATGACCTGGTCGAAGGTCTGCATCGCCTCTTCGTTGCCTTCCAGCGTGCGGTCGCCCGCGATGCCGTCGCCGGTCAGGTCGGCCAGCAGCGTGATCACAGCGCGAGCGCCCTTTTCGGACTGCTTCAGCTCGGTGATGTGCTGGATCATCGAGTTCGGGCCATCGCCCAGGAACTTGTTGATGAACGCGTAGTTGCGCGCGTTCTTCCACAGGTCCATCGACCAAGCGGTTTTCTGCTCGGAGGTCAACAGACCGAAGTTGGTCAATGCCATTTGGGCACTCCCAGTCGAAGTTAGAGATGACTCTTGGCTCGACGGATGTCGCTCCGACTGGCGAGGTGTTGCGGGGCTGTCGCGCCCGCCGGCGTCTTAGATCGAAATGTAGTCGAAAAAAGAGCCGCTTGACAAGCGGCTCTTGAAAGAGGGTCTGGACCCCCGGGAGGAGACAAGCAGAGAAACACGAGTCGCTGAGAACGGCTCGCTTCGATCTTACTTCGATCCTAGACCTGAGGGCAATCGTTTTCGACGATGCAGATGCGTCCCGCGCGTCCGGTGCCCGCCAAGTCAGCCTTGCGCTCGACGGCCCTGCCCTCGCAGTACGCGCGCCCCAGCTCGGTCAAGCGCCAGGTGGCCGACGTGCCACGTGGCCTGTGGCGGTCGGAGACCGGCACGGCGAGCCCATGGGCCTGGGCAACGCGCAAGGCGTCCTGCGTGGTGGTCAGGCCCATCGTGACGTCTTCGAAGGTGTCACGGGTGCCCTCGCCGCCGATGGCGTACAGGCGCTTCACGAGGATGCGCCATGCAGCCACCAGCTCAGTCCTCCTGCTCCAGCGGGAACGCCACGATGGGCGCCGCGTAGTGCCGCGGTCGCTCGGCCTTGAATACGTCAGCTGCGGCCCGGTTGCGGAACAGCGGCACACCCATGTGGCACACCGGCGGCGAGCCGTCGGGGAACACGGTCGTGTTGACGAAGACCTTGGACTCGTCCAGGTCCTTCGGGTTGGCCACGTAGGTGACCACGCCCGGGTGCTCGCTGTGGCCCGCACTGAACGGACCCTGGACGACGATCGACATGCCGAGGTAGGGTTTCACAGCTCATCCCCCCGGAGCCTGGCCAGCTCCTTCTCGTCGAGCTTGGCGAAGTCGGCCTGGCTCAGCTTCATCACGTCGACCGCCTTCGCGTCGTTGTTGTCCGAGCCGACACGGGCGGTACTGGGCGGCTGCTTGCCGGCCACCTCGGCGTTCTTCTTGCGCTGCGCGGCGGCGCGGTCGGCGGCGACCTTCTTCGCGACGTCGTCCTTGTCCACGCGCGCCTCGGACTCCACGGCGCGCTCCTGGGCCTTGGTCTCGGGCTCGCCCAGCACGTACTTGACCGCGCGCTGCAGGGCCTTGGACGGCGGATAGCCGCGCGCCAGGAACGACTGGTGCAGGTCCAGCACCTCGTCGTACTTGGCTTGGTCGTAGTCGTCGTGGTCGGGGTTGAGCTGCGGGAAGGCGGCCTCTACGCGCTCCAGGGTCATGTCGTAGCGCACCCGCTCGGCAGCGCGCGCCTCGGCCGCCTGGATCTCCATGGTGGCCTGCTTCTGCACGATGCCGCGCTCGGCCTTGCGGATCTTGGCCATCAGCTCGCTGGCCTTGTCCAGCTCGCCCTCGCCCAGCAGCTTAGCGTACTGCTGCTCCATCTTGAGCAGCTCGTTCTCGGCCTCGGTGATGTCCTCGTTGATCGCTGCGACCTGCTGGCCCTGCTTGTAGCGCTGCAGCTCCTCTTCGAGCTTGGCGCGCGCGGCGCGCTCGCGCTCGATGATCTCCTTGTGGCGCTTGAGCGGGATGCGCGAGTCCTTGCCCTTGGGCTTCTTCTCGCCCTCGTCCTTCTTCTCCTCGTCCTCGTCGTCGGCTTTCGGGTCTTCCTCGGACTCGTCGTCACCCAGGACGAGCTTCTTCTCGTCGTCGGTGGGCTCGTCGGTAGCGCCCTTCTTGGCGTCGGCGCCGGTGGGCTCGAAGTCGTCGCCGAAGTCGGCGCCGCCGCCGGCGTCAGCCTCGCCGGCCGGTGCCAGATAGGGGTGCAAGAGCTTCTTGATGAGCATGAGGGGTCCTTGAGGTCAGAAGGTGAAGACGATGCGCAGCCACAGCGGCCACGCGAGCAGGAAGAAGAGCATGGTCAGCAGTCCTCGGGGGCGATCGTGGTGACCGGGCGGGTCGTGCCGTTGTAGACACCCTCGCCCTTGATGTCGTAGAAGATGAACGGGAACGGCCCGCTGTGCGACGTGCCCGCAGGTGCCTCGCCCTTGAGGATGGCGCTGCACTCCCAGCGCCAGTGCACGCCGCAGTCCTTGGGGTACGCCAGGCCGGCGCCGCAGTCGCAGCGGTTCTTCGCCGCGTAGAGCAGCTCGTCGTCGCTGAAGCCGGGGTGCAGCGGCGACGGGCCTTTGCGCGCAAGGGACTCGGCGCGCGACTCGACTTCGTTGGCGCGAGCAGCGCGCTCCTGGCGTCGCCGCTCGTGGATGGCGTCGGCCGCGGCGAGGATCTCGTCGTCGGTCATGCGGCGTCCTCAGCAGCGTCGAGGGCAAGAGCGCCGGCAGCTGCGAGGTCAGCACGAAGCTCGGCGCGGGCTTCTGGGCTCATTGCCGCGATTGCGTCGGCGCGCTGGAGGTGACTGCGCAGCTCGTAGCCCATCAGCGGCCAGATCTTGTTGACCGCGTTCTGGCGAGCGATCTTGCGGCCGATCTCGGCGTCGAAGTTCTCGGGACTGGCGCAGGCCGACTCGCCGGTGACGGTGAAGCCGTTGGCCAGCACCAGCACGCAGAAGGTCAGTAGGTCGAGCGCACGAGGGGGTGCGACGTTCAGCGGGATGTTGACGACCCGCCCTGGCTGTCCGGCGTACTCGATCGCATCGCCGGCGGTGAAGTAGTGCTCGCTGGCGATGTTGCGCTCGATGTCGGCCGGCGTGACGCGCAGCGCGGTCAGGCCCTTGGCCACGATCTGATGCTCGATGCTGGCGTCGTCACCAGTGCCGGATTGAACTCGGTGCATGCGTCACTTCTCCTTGGAGTTGGCGGGCTGCTGGCCCTGGGGGTTGGAAGCCGCCTGGGCGGCCTGCTGGACACGAATCCGGCGCTCGGTGGCCGCTTGCTCAGCCTTCAGCGCCGCGTCTTGCTGGGCCTGCTCGCGCTCCAGCTGCATCTTGTGGTGCAGCTCCTGGTAGTCGAGCTGGACCTGGTGTTGGAACTTTCGGTCCTCCAGCGCGATGTCGGCCTCGACCTCGCGCTCCTTGGCCGCCGCGCCGTTGTCCTCCGGCGGCGTGATGGCCTCCTTGTGGGCCTTCACGCGCTCGGTCTCGGTCTTGGCCTGGCGCAGCTGCGCGTCGGCGTGCTTGCCGGCGGCCTCGCCTTCGAGCTTGCTGACCTCGGCTTCCTGCGCGCGGCGCTGCAGCTCGGCCTGCTCCTGCGCCTCGGGCGAGTTCTGGTCGCCCTGCATCTGCTTCAAGATCTCGCTCTTGCGCATCAGGCGGCTGTTCTCAATCAGCACCGTGTCGGGGATGGGCACGCCCAGCTCCTTCAGCGCCACGGCCTGGTCGAACTGGCTGTCCTCCAGGGTCTCGCGCTGCGGCACCGAGCTCACCACCACGTCGTACTCGCCCAGGGTCAGGTCGTTGAGGACCTCCCCCGTGGCCGGGTCCGCCTGGTTCACGCGGAACGTCTCGTGGTCACCGGTGAGCTTGTCGTGCGTGATCGTGAGGATGCGCTCCTCGGTGTAGAACTCCTGCACCAGGTCGAGCACGTTGCGCGCGAGGATGAAGTCGGTGCGGGTGAGCGAGTCCAGCGGCTTGACGATGTTCGTCTGGGCAGCCTGGCGCTTGGCCTGGATCGCCTTGGCGGCCACGTCTTCGCGGTCGAAGCCCTGCACGCTGTCGGGCACGCCGGAGATCGACTTGATGTGCTCCTCGGCCTTGTACGACACGCGGTCCAGGCCGGTGGGCATCGCGTTCGGGGTGATCTTCTCGATCGCGTTGGCGACGTCGTCGCTGACCTCGATCACCACGCCGGTCTCGGCACCGCGCAGGGTCAGCTCCTCGACCGACATGTTGACCAGTGTGCCGGCCTTGACGATGTAGCCGGAGTTGGCCGTCGTGTTGATGACGTGCAGCTCCTGGCTGGAGACCTTGTTGAGCAGCTCCTGCGGGCCCAGCAGGTTCTCCACCAGGCCGATCGTGCGGCCGTGGCGGAAGTACGGGAAGTACGGCACCACGGTGAAGTGCTTGTACGGGCTCCAGTCGTCGTGCAGCACGACGTTGCCGGCGATCACGCACCAGCGGATGCGGCGCACGAGCTTGGGCACCACCTGCAGCCCGATGTTGTCGACGAACCAGGCGATCTTGTTGCGGTCCCAGCTGTCGGGGATGGGGCGCATGTCGCCGGTCTGCGGCGCCAGGAACCACTTCTGGCGGTCCAGCTGGCGGTACTGCCGCTCGATGACCCGCACGTTGCGCAGCACGTTGGAGTCGTCGTAGGTGCCGGTGTAGTTCGGGTTGTGCGGGTTGCCACCGAAGCGATCACGCGACCAGTCCATCGCGTCGAGCACGTACGGCCCGGCGTTGTCCTTGTTGCGCAGCAGCTCGGCGTCGTCCTTGGAGTACAGAACCGCGATGTCGTCGGCCGTGAGCCACTTCGTGATGAACACGTCGGCCCAGGTGTCGGGGTCGTAGTCGTCCGCGTCGGCGTCGACCATGACGTTCTTCGGGTTCAGCTTCTCGACGCGGACCTCGCCCTGCATCGAGTCGTTGAAGTCGATGCGCACGTCCAGGAACCCGCGGCTGGTGATGCAGCCGTCGGCGAACAGGTCCGAGCGCTTCCAGTCGAGCTGGTTGTTGTCGCTGATCTGCTTGAAGACTTTGGTGAGGACCTCGGCGGTCTCGGCCGGCGCGCCCGAGCGGGGTCGAAATGCGATCTCGCTACGGTTGTAGATCTGCTCGCCCATCACGTTGGCGATGGTCGACAAGATCTTGTTGATCGTCAGCGCCGGGCGCTTGGCGGCCTTCAGCGCGGCCACGTCCTGCGGCGCCCATTGCTGGCCGGCAAAGAACATCTCGCACTGGTCGGCCTTGAGCACGAAGTTCTTGTGCCCGCCGGTGTCGCGCAGGTAGACGTAGCGGTTCCAGATCTTCTCGGTCAGCGCGGTGTCGATGGGCATGGCTATGCGAGCTGGGTGAGCTTGTAGATCGCTCGGTCGCACACCGAGGTGATTTCGTCGACGAGGTTCTCCAGCTCGCGCTGGCCTTTGCAGACACCCGTCCGGTTGGAATGGAGCCACTCACGCAGCTCGGCGATCGGCGCCAGGCCGCCCTTGGGCAGCGGCACGTCGGGGAAGTTCTTGACCGGGCCGAACACACCCTGGAAGCACTCGATGAAGGCGTCGGCCTTGTCGATCACGTCCTCGTAGAACGCCTCCAGCGCGACGTGCTGGGCGTAGCTCTTCGTGGTGAGGTGGGCGAAGTGCGCCGCGGTGC